ATGCGTGACGATTATGATCAGCGAGAGGCGAATATTGCCAACTTCCTGTCGAACAAAATAAAACGATGCATTAAATGTGGGCATGAGCTGGACTACAAAGAGAAGTTTTATTACACAGATCGAATCTGCAATCTGTGCCGAGGGTTTCAACCGTTCGACAGTGAGGACGTTCCGGAGATAGAATCTGAGGGTAAGTCACCTTTTCCAATTATTAATCTCGATTTATCAAAGTATGAAGACAAAGGGCAGCAAAACAGGTCTGATTTTGAGAAGCAGGTCTTTAGCCGTTATCCTGAATGGCAATTATTACGAGAAAAAGCGGAAAAGGATTGGGATGCAGCTCATCCAAGGCCTGTAGGAATAACCTTTGTCACTGAAATTCCTAGTTATAATTTAATCATCACTGATGAACGCATAGCAGAGCTGATTAATCAGTATGATGCGAATGGGACAGTCAGCATTAAAGTTGAAGAGTTAATTTCATTACTTTGGGAAATAAAGGATTACCGGAACATTTAAAGGAAAATTAGAAATGTATAGGGGCGTAATGTATAGATATGCTGGAGTGCTGATCTGCAATGACATAAAGCCTCTACCAACAATAACGCAATAATTTAAGTGATAAATTGAATTTTGAAATCTAAAACAATGATAAACGCTTTGATTTTTATATTGTTTGATACAGTCCGGTTAGTGATTCTAAATATTAATTATTCATTCAGCTCACATCATCGGACTTGTATATAATACTTGTATTCTTCTATTTTACTTTTTCTGCATTATGATTAGTTAGTCGTTTATATTATTTATCATGTTTTGATAATACTCATCTATCTTATCGTCATGTAAATCCTTAAATCTTTCTATCATAGCAGCAATAATTAAATCTTTTGGGATCGATTTAATTCCAAGGTAATTTTTGCAAGCGTAGCAAAGTGCGTTGTAACATAAACTTTCATAAAGTTTCCCGTAACAATATCTTAACGCATTTTCAAGGTTGATTGCCATATCATTTTTAGCAGGCCTGATGATTTTACCTTTATTTTTTCTAAGTAATCTAAGAAATGGTCCCGGCTTTAAAATTGGTTTGGTTCTACTATTAATGAATTGATCCCCTGTGCACTCTGTAATAAATTTCAATCCATTCTTTCTATAGATTAATTCTAATGAAAGTAACCTGCGTGCATATTTATCGAGAGTAGATAAAGACATATCCACAGATTCTAGACATCCATCAGGTAGTTCTAAACACATATTGAAATTTTCAATCTGAGAAATAATTGAATTTTTGTGCCAAGTGTCATTTTCCCAGCTATATCCATATGTATATAAAACAAACGGAGATTCAATTTTACCTTGTAAAAAAACATCTAAATCCGAATCTCTAACTACCAATATGTTTGATATTTCTAGGTTTTTAGCTTTTAGCGCAAGATCATGAGCACTTGTTTTAGAACCTAATGCACGAAAATGTACTCTTTTTTTAAAACCATACTTTTTAAAAACGGCAGACCAAAATTTTATGTCCACCGATAAAGTATTAAAGTTCCCATTTAGCGCATCCTCCGAAGTAAATGATTTGGAACCACCCTCGGTAAATACGATAAAATCTGCGCCGCAGAATATCGCCATATTGGAAAGGCCGGATGATGTTCTGGAAAAGCTCATTAAGTTTCAACTCCATGTCAAAAATATTTCTACTAAAATGGCTAACCACATCGGGGGAATGGGTCGCAAAAACAATTTGAGCGTTAGGGTTTATAGATAACAGATTATCAACTAATTTTTCTTGCCATTTTACATGAAGCGAAAGTTCTGGCTCATCTGCTATATATATCCAGTTTTTTTTCTCCTGAAGTAATGCCTCTCCAAGCACAATTAATAGTTGTTTTTCGCCAGAGGAAAGCTCAGATAATTGTATGTTTTTTCCTGACTGAGACTCAACTTCTAATTCATTTTGCTCATTTATAAAAAAAGTTTTCCTTTGCATCATCCCATTAATTATTTTCAAGTAAGTATCACGAGGCTCGAAAATTTTCATTCTTCTCTTAACTAGGTTATTCCATTCCTCAACGATATGATCAATGCGTTCGGTACCAATTAATACTGATATCTCAGTCGAGCTGAGTCCTGTATTCATATTTGATGTGAGTTTTTCTTGTGCCTTTGCAAAAACTTCAAAGTGAGAATCTATTCTATTTTGATATTCAGATTTTTTTAGTTTGAAGGAAGAGAAAATAGCTTCCAAGGCGTTTTTTTCTTCTTCAACATTCATTTGGCGTGCAGATGAAAATATAGGCTTGCTGGAACGGCGTTGCAACATTGAAAGAAATACTGTCTTTTGAAATCCTTCTAGGAGCTGTGCTCCTTGCTGTCCTAAACTTGAAAAATATCTTACCAATCTATCTGATAATTCTTTCAATTTTTTATCTACTGCTGAATCATTACCGTTTTCTTCACGGCTTCTGCGATCAGCATGATAACGGTGAACAGATAACCAGCTAACATTTACGAAAGCGTTTAAATTGTTTGAAATTGCAGCGCTGACAGTATTGTGGCGATCCCGATCTAAAATACTTTTTCTATAACTTCTTGAGAAAACATCATCAAAAGCTTCAGATTGATATTTAATAGAAGGTTGCTCACTCATTCCCTCTTTAAATTCAAAATATATTATTGGAAACGGGCTTTCTTTGCTTGAGGTCTTTTTTATACTGATTAATGGTTTTTTTCTGCTATCTTTCGATTTGAGTTTGATTTTTATTTGCGAGAAATCAATTTTTTCTAGTGTGTTAAAATCGGCGGTTAAAGCAGATGATATTAAATTTACAACTGTAGTTTTACCTGAGCCATTGACACCAATAAAGAAGTTAACATCATCATAGAATTCAAAGTCCAAAGTTCTAGCACCCCAAAACCCTTCGATACTAACACTTTCTAACGTATGCATTTCGATCTCCAATATCATATACAGAAAAATTTTATAACATTTGAGGGGAAGTAAGTAAACTTAACCTTTCAGCAAGCTGTTAACTGTTTCACATGCTCTTCATCTGTTATAGAAACGGCTTTAATGATAAGTAATCTTACAAATTTTACCCTAATGCCCCGTGGTTCACCTTTCTGCGAATATAACCGCATAAATTTGCACATTTTTTTGATGTACTTTTTCCCTCTTAGGCCCATGTGGGGCGTGGTCTGAGGCCGGTTTGGCGCATGCACGAAAAATGAAAGGGTTACTGCGCGCAGGTGACGGGGGGCAAGCCCCCGCAAGCGGGTCAGGGTAGGGAAGGCGGCAGAATACGCAATTTGACGGTTTCTGCGTCACGGTGAGCGGTCGTTTTGGTTGGAGGCATGCCCTTTGCTGGGAAAAAGCAGCGACGCGCAGAGGGGCGCTGATGCGGGATTTTTTCAGCAGAAAAGATGAGGCCAGCGAAAACGCTGGCCTGTTATAAATGGCTGATGTTGTTTAAAGAAACTGAGTTTTCTGGCGGTTATTTCTCAGCGGTAAGCAATGCGTAAGGGTTAAAGCGAATCACTTCTTCTCCGATCCACTCATTGACCACCTTCAGCGCCTCCATTACGGGCGTCAGCTCGTTGATAGCGTAGACCCGGGCGGCTTTCTCGATATCCCCAAATGAGCCGTTTCCCTCTGGCATGGCGCCCATCAGCTGCGGCGGGATACGGTGCGCTGCGAGTATGTCGTCACGTGTGGCGTTCTTAATGTTGATAAACTCATCTTTCGCCGTGATCTGCTGGAAGGGGAGGATTTGCACGCCGTCTTTGCCGCCGCCTGGCGCATGCAGCAGCAGGTTTTTAAATGCGCCTTTCCCACGCGCACCGGTCAACGTCTCTTTGACTGCCTTCATGCTTTTATCATCAACCTGTCCAGCGCCAATATAGACAATACATCCAGCATGCGATCCGTTGTCGTAGTATAACTTACGGAACATGTCAGCGGAGTGGGCCAGGCTGGTGGCCAGCAGTGCTGCCATATATTCCGGCATACCGTAGACCTCCTGATTAATATCAGGGTTCAGAACGTGACAAACCGTTCCTGATTTGAACGTGTGCTCTTCTTTCCAGCGCCGGATAAACCAGTATTGATCGAGATCTGTGCTCCCACGCCGGGTGTACTTCGCCAGAGAGTGTTTGAAGGGTAGCGGGCCGCCCAGGCGATTACGCGGCAATTCGAGATAGGCATTGCCAAACGTGAACCAGTCCAGCGCAAACGCGGAAAAGGTCTGGCGATTGAGCAGCTTGTGCGGGATAAAGCAGCCGGTGAGCACATTTCGTTTGAAATACAACGCCGACTCATGCCAGGCGCTCTGACGTGGAGCTTTAGCCAGCCCGTAAAAATCCACTGGCGTCTCATAGTATCGCCCGTTGTCCAGGCAATAGAGATTGTCCAGCAAATCGGCCATATCACGCACGGGATAAGGGCCATCAAAGCTGAACGCTGTCAACGCGGGATCGGCCTTCAGTGACTCCGCAATGTCAGAACCGGCGGTGCTGGCTATCGGCTTTTTACCGTATTTCTTTTTCACAGTTACCATCCCATTGCGAAACCACCGCCGCCACTTTCCTGGCCCAACGGTTCATTAATAATCGAAAGCATGGTTGCCCACGCCATATCACCATGGCTTACGCCGCGCGATCGGTCAGTTTCGTAAGTGATGAAACCGCCGGGCGTAACAACTTTGCGAACAGCGTTAAAGGCTCTGACCAGGCCCTGCTCGCTACGGTCATATTCCCAGCGGCCGGCGCGGATGACCTGCAACATTTAGAGGACAAGGGCGCGCTTGGAAGAGAGGCTCATCTGGTAGCAAATAGCCGCCGGGAACCAATTTTTAACAATCTGCCAGACCGCCTCCCCGACGCCTTGTCCGTCGATGGCGATGTGAGTGACGTTGTAGCGCTCGGCAGCCTCTTTGATGACCGCCGCCTGCTGCTCAAACTCCAGCCCTCGCAGTTGCTTCAATTCAACCGTGCGAAACCGGCCGCCAGCCACAAGGGGAGGGACAGCTACGGACAGAGCACCGGCATCACCATTGCCGCTGCCGCCGTTGGCGTCGTAGCCCAGCCACACCTCACGTTGGCCCATAGGGCGACTGGCGAACGGTTTCCAGTCGGGCCAGTCGTCATACCCGTCATGGCTTTCGCTGGATGGCGTGGAGAAGTACGTGCGTGTTAAGCCTTTGAGCGTTGCCATGGCGCCGGCAACTTTGCGCAGGTTGATAAAGTTTCCTGTCCAGAAAAACTCATCAAATCGCAGGTGGCCGGTGTACGACTGCGCCGTCGCCGCCGACGTCCCGAGAAAATGCAGCTCCGCGCCGTTTGACAACGTGATTTGCTCACCGCCTTTAAGTTCGACGTCCACCTCTTCAGCCGCTTTACGGATGAAGTTGCGGGACTGGAGCGCCTGCTTGCGGGACGCCGACAGAAAAATTTGGTTGCGCTGATAGTCGTGCTTAACGTCCGTTCTCAGTGCGCCCAGTAATGCCTCGCGGGCAAAGTACCAGGTTGCCCAGATCTGCCGCGATTTGAGGATCATCCGGTTACGCTGATCGCGCTGTTCGTACCAGCCGCGCTGGTGCCATGCGAGAGAGTCGAGAATTTTTGAGCGCAATGCATCGATCTGCTCCTCGGAGAAGTGATTTTTCTTCTTGCGACGACTGGTTTTTTTAACGCCGGTGGAAGGCGTCCACAAACAAAGAGATAGATGTGACTAATGAATATGCCACATTGTGTATGTGGAAGCGTATGGCATAGAGGTGAACCTTACTTGTATTCATGCTTGCTACGGTAGCTTTTTAGATGTGGCTCCTGCAAGTTAGGTAACGGTATAAGCAAGGAGTTTATGGAATGATATTTCCGTATATGAATCATTCAATTTTCTCTGTTTGTAGTTTTTGTTTTTTTGCGTATTAGAAATTCACTGAGTGAAATAAATAGCGTTATTTTAGGTGGCGGGCTATATGCTCTAGCATCTCTGTCTTAGGAGGGAAGTATTAATTGACATGTTGCCACTTTTCAAAAGTGGCTTTGTTTTTCTGGTATGGCGGATACTAATTCACCCTCTTTTAAATTTCCATCTCAGTGCTAAGGCGGAAAGTGCTAAAAGTGAAATTGAAAACAGACTATTGATAACGCCAGTGAATATGGTTAGGATTGCTGGGGTTGAAGGTTTGGCTGATAAAAAATCATTATTTCTAAGAATTTCGAAAGGTAGGAATGTTTGTTTTAAAGTGATTATAAACGATTTGATGATTAAGTCCCAATCTATGGGGAGTGAAAAAGAAATTGTATTGGAGTTGATTGCCGAATAGATTAATGTAAAGATGGGGATTGATACTAAAAGTGTTAAGAGCGGTGTGCGATAATTGGTTCCATAGTCAGATAATAAAAAATAAAAATAACTTATGCTGAGATACTTTTTAATTTTACTTTGGTTGTTTAATAGGCTCTCTTTCTCGAGTGAAAAAAACATCCCTTCCAACTCTCTATTTCGTTGGGATTCCATGATAAACCTTAATGCCCTATAACACGATGCGTCATGATCTCCTTTTCTACTAAGGAAATGTTTTTGGTTTGGAAATTCACTTCCTTCAGGAATGTTGGCATCAAAAAACTGTGGTGGGACTTTGAATGTACTGTTTGTAAGTACTATTTCATGAATGATCTTCCTATGCCGCACGCTAAACTTATTTAATGATGAATTAGTTATTGATATGTTGTATATTGAGTCATGGTGTGCACTATCGTCTTTTTCTTTTTTTATCGTTCCACAATCTAAGTCTTTTAAGGATGAGTCTGATATTTCAATATTTTCAATTGTGGCTCCAAATAAGTGAAAGTTAATTTTTCCAATCTGTGAGTTTGATATTCCCAGATGTTTTATTTTTAGGTGGTTATAAAAATTTACTGGCATCATTATAAAGCTATCATCTGTGTCGAAATTTTTACAGTTGCGTATATTAATAAATAAAGGGCTTTGAATTGATATTTTAAGCTCGGCCCGATTACTGAACTTACAATCGTCGAATGATAGATTGCTTGATTCATGTTCTGTTGAAGACTCCACGATAATTTCTCCTGTGAAGATCACTTTTGAGAAAAATGGAGGGTGAACGACTTTACATTCCAAATGATCTATTTGTGACTCTTCTATGTCAGGGCAAACGCTATCAGCATATCTATTGCTTTCGGGGTCGTTATTGTTGTCCGTTTGCTTTATGACTAAAACGCTACAATGTATTTTTTTTAATTTAACATTCCCTAAAAAAAACTGTTTATTACAATTTATAAACTTAAATGTTCTTCCTTTTTGCAGGCCAGATATAATGGTTGCCTTTTTAAAAAGACAGTCTTCAAATGATACAGAGCTTACGGCTAAAGGTATGTCAAAATTCAAGACTGAAATTGTTGATTTCTTTATTTCTAAAGAAATGTCATCCATGTCGGCAATGAATAATGTTAATGCATCAAGAACCTGTGGTGTTAAGTCGTAATCGATTAAAACTTTATTATCTGTAATTTTCACAATAACTAATCCTATGTTGAAGAAACAATAATGGAATAACTGGATGAAAAGATAACATGGAATCTAGCATAATTGTAAGTTCAAAGTCATCTATAAAATTAAACATTTTATAAGTAAGGTGGAGTAAGAAGTTATTATGTTATTGTTTTGTAACTCCCCCCTATAATAATAGTAATCTATAAATTGCATAAAGTCTGGTTCTAGTGTTATCTATAACTATTATGCTCTGAATCTATGTTATACCTAAAATCTACTACGTTACTAGCGCTGAGAACCGGCTAAAGCAAATAAACAAGTTTTAGCTCAACGTAGTAAACTACTACAGAATCGTATTCAACACCGTTTCTGCCCCATCCTTCAGCGTTGCCATAAGTTCACTCACGGAGGAACTTTGCAACCGTTCCCGGATATCTTCATCAACCCGTTGCAACGAAAGTGTGAACTCAATTTTTTTCGCTTTGCCATAGCGATCAAACTCCTGATGCGTTTCCTGTAATCCCGTAATGACATACATCCCGTAGATTGAGCCGACGCCATCGATCAGCGGCCAGGCAAGCCCGGTGTATGCCATAGTTGAGACAGCGCCTAACGACAGATTTCCGCCGGTAATTTCGGGATACAGCAACCCGCCCAGCGTCAGCTGGTTCTCACCGGCACCAACGTACTGCCATTTTGCGCTACGACCAACACGGTCATTTTTGACGTGCCGCCAGTTACGGGACAGCTGCAATTGCTGATAGGGGAGTGTCCTGAGTTCAAATACAAAAAGTCCGAATACCATCATCATAGTTTTGTCTCCAATCAATCGCTATCCCGGAACGAACCCCGGGCAGCACGCTGTTGTTTATCCATCTCTGTACGGACAGCCTCCCCGACAAGTCGAGCCAGCTCGCGCGGATTGTTGCTCTTGATGCCATGCAAATGGACGTGAATCTCACCAGAAAAACCATCTGCCGGCACCGCAGCTGCCGGGCGCTTGATTTCATTTCGGCGAACTGCCTGCCAGGCGGGTGCCTGCTTAATCAATGGCTCTCCGGCAGCAATAACCGGACGAGCACTAACAGGTTGCCGAACAAGCCGAGATTCCTGCCATTCACCACGCACAGCAAAGGCTGGAGGGAGATTTTTAAATACAATGTCACCCGGCCCGATACGTTTGCGCTTTTCCTCATCTAAAAGGCCTTTGGTGTTATCCGCGATTTGGCCCAGCCGTCGCTCTGTTCCAGAGTTAACCCCGAGCACCTTGGGCGGCGGTGCGCTGCCTTTGCTTACAGGCTTTTCAGTTGACCATTGCCATTCCCTTTTAACCATGCGCCCGGATTTTTCATCCCATTCCCACATAACCGGAATAGCCCTGAGTCTGGCCGCTTCCAGCCTGGCTCTTTCAATGCCATCGGGGATGAGATCGAGCTTCTCCAGTAACCAGCCGACGCCTTCCATTAACTTCTGAAGCGGCCAAAGCAGAACGCTAAGTGCGGTCCCCAGGACTTCGCCAAAAGTCTGCCCGGCGCTGGCGCATTTGTTTAGCGCCTCGCGACTCTCCTCAACGGGCGTTAATACTTTTTTAAACCAGTTCCAGACGTTTTTGACGCCATCCCCAATGACCCCGAAAACGGGCGCCAGCCGGGAAAATGCGTTATAAACTGGCGCTAACCCCTGGATGACGCCTGTAAAAAAACCGCTAAAGAAGGCCTTAATTGGTCCCCAGTATTTCCAGATCAGTACCCCAGCCGCTACAAACGCAGCACCCACTAAGCCGATTGGGCTCAATAGCATTGATAAGCCGCCACTCAGCGCCGCAATTCCGCCTTTCACAATGCCGAAGAGAGCAGGGATCCCGGTTAGCCGCAGTGCCAGCCCGCCAATGCTTTTTGACAGGGCGCCAATAGCAGTCACCGGAGAGGTAAAGGCGCCAAGTAACGCACCGCGCAGTGGTACCATCAATCTGGTTAATACGCCGAGGCGTCCGACCAGGCCGCTGAGTAAAGCACCCCATCCGCTAATTTTTACCAGTGAGCTACCGCCCGCAGCACTCAACATGCGGAACGCTGATACCGTACCTCCGATTCCTCTCCCGCCGGACAGAAGCGCAAACCCCAGTCTGAGCTTCGCCAGCGGACCTATCAGCAGACCAGCAGCCAATGACATACCGCCAATTACTGCGGTCAGTGCCAGTGCAGTCCCGCCGGCGAGTAACAACGTTTGTGAAAGTCTGGGGTTTTCCTCTACCCAGCTTTGAACAGTGCCAATAACCCGGCTAAGCCCCTGTGTCAGTCTGCGCAATGGGCCGTCTACTGTCTCCGCCACAGAAATGCGGAACGCCTCCCACGCGCTGTCCAGTTCCTTCAAATCGCCGCCCAGGTTGTCTTTCTTCTTGTTAGCGACGGCGAACGCCTCCTGATTTTTATGTGCTTCTGCAATTTGTTCATAGAGTGACTGGAGGTAACCATCACCTGCGCCGTTGACCAAAGACTGGAGGCTCGTAAAACCCTCTTCTCCGGCGATATCTTTGAAAAATGAAACCTGATCCACCTCGCCAAAGCGGGAAACGCGTTTTTGTAGATCGAGAAGAATATCGAACGGACGTCGCATTTTTCCGCTCGCGTCGGCAGTTTCCACTCCCAGCTCTTTGAGTGCCTTTTGGGCTGCCGTAGTAGGGGAGGCCAGGCGGGAGAGGGAGCGACGCATTGCAGTACCGGCCTCGCTACCGCGAATACCCACGCGCGCCAGCGTGCCGGTCATAGCTGCGGCTTCTTCCAGGCTAATCCCTAGTCCCGCGGCTACCGGCCCGACAACTTTCATTGTCTCGCCGAGGCTGCTAAGCGTGGTGTTGGTACGGGTAAATGTACCTGTCAGCACATCGCTGACACGGTCCATTTCCCCGGCGTCGAGGGCGAACTGTGAAAGAATATTTGAGCCGATGTCTGCCGTTTCACCCAATTCCATACTGCCCGCTAGTGCCATATTGAGTACGCCGGGCAGTGCGGCACGGATAGCATCTGGCGTGAAGCCCGCCATTGCCAGAAAGGCCTGGCCGCTGGCGGCGTCACGTGTGGTGAAGGCGGTTTCAGCACCGAGTTTTTTTGCCTGAGTGCGCAAGGCGGCCAGCTGCGAATCGCTTTTATCGAGTCGCGTCAGCGCCTGGACGTTTGACATTTCCTCATCAAAACCAACCGCAGGCGACAGGAAGCGTCCGGCGCCATACCCGGCAGCGGTTGCTGTACCTAATGCTATGGCACCGCCAGAGCGCAACTTCCCGGCCATCTGCTGTGCACCCTCGTAACGTTTACGAGCTTGAGTGACTGCAGCAAGTTGCCGTTTTTCCCGTTCAAGGGATTGGTTGTATTGTTCTGTGCGGCGTATCGCGTTACCGATGGTGGCGCTACTACCGGAAAGCATGACGCCATGCTGGCGCAGGGCTGATGCACTCTCACGGAGGCGGGCCACTTCCGTCACGCGTTTTGCGGTCAACCGATCAAGCCGCTCACCCAATCGGGACATCAGTATTTGCTGTTTTTCCGTCAGCGTTCCGTTTTTACGTTGTGCTTCTGACAAGCCATCAAAGCGGGCACGGGCACGTGAGATGGAACGGTCGGTTTTGCCGACGGCCGCGGTCATTCGCTGAAAAGTGGCACTGCTCTTATCGAGCCCTTTCAGGGTGGATTGTGTTTTTCTGAGGGAGTCGGATAGGCCGCCCGCACTCTGGCGGGCAGCATTAACAGGGCGGGTAAATCTGTCGATAGCGCTGAAAGCAACGCGGATATCAAGACTCTTCATCAGTGGCACCACTTCGAAGCGCCGCCCGCTTGCGCCAGGCTATCACCTCGCCAAGATCCATGCCGAAAACTTCAGTGGGCGGCCAGTTAAAAATAACGGCAATATCAGCAACCAGATCGTCTATCTGGTCAAACGCAACGGTGATTACTCGCTCTCCGTCTCCGCCACGTTCGACGCTCCAGGCTCCGGCGGATTCAAGAAAGGGACCAGAAGCTCTGCCAGGCCGATAAAGTCCAGAGTGTGCATTTCGTTGATTTCTTTTTGTGTCAGCGCAGGTGCGGTGACTCGCGTCAACAGCGTGGCAATTGAGTCTGCATCCATATTGGCAACGCGGATAAGATTCAGGCCGCGCAACGATCCGGCCTGACTGATGGCGCCGGTGATTTCCACCTGACCGATCTCACTGTCTTTACGAACTACCGGCTGCATCAGTGTGAACAGGTTTTTAGTTTTTTTAGCCATGTTTAAAATCTCCGGGCGGCATCTTTGCCACCCTATGAAAGGTTATCAATTGCCCATACCAAGGGCGGAGGTGATGCGGTCCGGGAACATGTTCTGACCGTTCTTTTTGTAGATGAAATTCAGCAGATCGATTTCGATAATGGGCTGATCATCAATGGAGAATTTGTAGTAGGTGGATTTAAAGGTGTAGCTTTCCTCCGTGTCTTCTCCCTGTTTTGAGTCTCCACCGTCGAGTTCAGTAAATCGCCCGCGCAGCTCCACCTCGACAAGCTGGCTTTCGCCATCAGTGAAATATTCACCCGCAAAGCGCAGCCGCGTGCCGTCAATTTCTGCTCCGTATTCGAGAAAGAGAGCCTTAATGACGCCGCCAAAAACAATGGTGGAATCCAGCGCGCCAGCCTCAAGGCCGAGATCAACACCGACCGCACCCAGCATGCCACCGCCCTGATAGTCCTCTACCTTTCGTGACAGTTTGGGGCGAGTGAAAGAGGTCACTTTTCCCAGATAGTTGTCGCCGTTAACAAAGCAGCTAAAAAGCCGCAGTTTGTGAGGAATAGCCATTATTCACCCCCGAGCGACGCGAACGCCGGTTCGTAAAAATCATCAGTAAAGGTCTGGTATAGCGTCAGATCTTCAAGCGGTGGGGCCGGGCTGTAGCTATAGCGCACAATCAGTTTTCCATGGCGCAAATCCGTGGTGTCGTTGTCCAGCGTGTCATACCAGCAGTCAGCGCCGATAAGCTGGCCGGCAGTGACTTTTTTGCTGAGAGCAGAGCGGATGCCGCTTACCACATCTTTCACGTTGGCCGGAGTGAGCGGGCTGTCAACAGAGGTAAATTGCGCCTCCGCAATACTGTCCGCCAGGATCTGCGCGGTACGGGTAAACACCTCAAAAGTGTAGGTTTCGGTGTCCGTGGTGCGGTTACCCCAGAAGCGGAAACCGTCACGCTTGATAAGCGTCGTGATTTCGTTGTTGTTCAGCTCGTTAGCGTCGCTGTCTTCTGCCTGCAATGCCCAGAACACATCTTTCGAAATACCCAGAACGTTATTCACCACAACATTCGACAGCGATTTGTGCCAGCCCTGGCTGTTATCAATAGCGGCGCGCAGGCCGCAGGCGTAAGCCGGGACGGGAAACGTTTCGTTATCATCCGTCAGGGGGTTGTAAGCGATGAAGTCCGGCCAGATCAGCATCAGCTCGCGGTAAGCGAAGGTTTTGCGATAAGCAATAGCCTCCGCCATGGTCGCGCAGCCGTTACAACCGGCATAAACAAAAGCCCGAAGATTCTGGGCAATCACGCAAAGCTGTGACGTTACCTCCTCGGTGTCGTAGTCCGGTACCGCCAGGATGCGCGGACGATAGCCGGTTTTGGCTTCCGCCGTCAGCAGGGCATACATTCCCGTATAGCTGTCGCCATCTGTTCCGCCAATAACGGCCTGGGACTGGTTGGCGCCGTTACCGGAAGCCTCTTTAACCCGGACAATCACAACGCGCGGGCTGCACTGATCGGAAATGGCTTTGAGGGCTTTGTAAAGTGACCCGGTTTTACCTGCCTTGCCGAGGACGTTACGTACCCGTGTCAGCAGAACCGGCGTATTGAGCGGGAAAGTTTCCGGATCGGCGTCATCAGCAACCGCAACAATACCGATCACGCTGGAATCAATGTCATTGATTGCCTGCTGTAGGTCGGTATTTTCGCGAGAGCGGACGCCGTGAAAACGAGTTTCAGACATAAGTTCACCATCATGTTGCTCTTTGAGTTCAGGGCAATATTCAACGTTAAGTCTGCTGGCGTCGCCTCGTTGCCGGTCTGCCCGTTCGCTGACAACAAAAAGGAATTCAGCCCCGCGCGCGGGCATGGAATCATCAGCAAAAAACGGGGGAGTTATGTCGATAGCAGACACGCTGACAACAACAGCCGAAGCGTATGTAGAAAAATTAAGTGAGGTCGTAAAGACACCGGATTTTAGTATCACGCTGGGTGGGGTCGTCCTGACTGAACTAGCCGACCGAATCACCTCGCTATCTGTTACAGATAACAACGGTTTTGATGCTGACCAGCTAACTCTGTCAGTAGATGACTCTGACGGAGTAACGGATTTACCCCCACGCGGTGCGGAGCTGGCGGTGTCCATCGGCTGGCTGGGTGAGGCGTTGATCTACAAAGGCCTCTACACCGTTGACGAGGTGGGGCATAGCGGGCCGCCGGATGTTATTGACATCACCGCACACAGCGCTGATTTTCGCGAAGAGATGAACGTCAGGCGGGAGGTGTCCTGGCATGATGTGACGGTAGAGCGGGTGGTATCGGCCATAGCCCGGCGTTATGACCTGATGCCGATGATTAGCGAGGCCCTGATCGACATTGAGATCGACCATGCGGATCAGACCGAAGAGAGCGACATGTCGTTTTTAACGCGCATGGCGGAGATGTTGGGGGGTATTGCCACCGTGAAAAATGGCTGTCTGCTGTTTATCCTGCCTGGGGGCGGCCTCAGTGCATCCGGTAGGGCGCTGCCATCGGCTGAGATCACCCGTGCCAGCGGAGATCGTCACAGGTTCCGCATTGCCGATCGTGATGCTTACACTGGTGTGCGGGCGTACTGGCTGGATCTTAATTTCGGTAAGAAAAAACCGGTCAAGGTCACTAAGCGAAAAACAAATACTGCCAGAAAAAAGGCTGAGGAGAAAAGCAGCCGCCCGGAAGGGGATTACATGGAGGGCGCTGAAGGTAACGTGTATGTTTTGCGTAAAACCTATCAGAACGAAACGGCGGCCAGGCGCGCAGCTGCGGCAAAATGGATACAGCTCCAGAAAGGCGCGGCACAGTTTTCGATAACCCTGGCGCGCGGCCGCGCCGATTTATACCCGGGTATGCATCTGACCGTGTCGGGCTTTAAGCCTGAAATCGATACTCAGGATTGGATCATTGCCAGAGCGGAACATGTAATCGGTGATAACGGATTTACCACGAAAATGGAGCTTGAGGCGAAAATAAGCGACTGGATTGCAGAAACTGAACAGTAGCGGCCATAATAACCGTGAGTTCAACTCCCTATGGGAGATCATCATGTTTGTTTGTCCCTACTGCGGCGCAAACGCCCGCACCCGCACCAGCCGCCGGTTAAGCGAGTTCACCATCCGGCAATACCATCAATGCCAGAACCTTGAATGCAGCGAGTCATTCACGACACTTAACACCGTAGAGCGCAGAGTAACGAAGCGCTCAACCAGCGCAGATCCTTTGCCGCCAGGATTTATCCCCGGCGACGCTTTCCCAGCCTCTCATTACGGTAACAGTCAACTTAGTCTTGCAGTATAAAAAGCTCCCCCATTTTTATGGGGGAGCTTTCATTTATGAAATAATTACTGTTTTCTCATGGTCTACATGCACAAGCATAAGCTTGTGAAGTGAGTAATATACATTAGCTGAGAATGCATACATTATAACTGTTTGAGTTATATCTGATATCTGAGGAAACCCTATATGGATTGGTTATGGGGCGTTGAAAAATTATCACCTGCGGTAGTTGGGTTCCTTGGTGCCTGGCTAGGGAGTCGCTGGGGGGTAACTAAATTCAAACGTGAAAAGCACTGGGAAACCAAGATCAAAACATATGAAACAGTGATCCATTGCTTCGAGACTATTGGTTACTGGGGAGACAATGAAGGTAATGAGGCATTTTTAGAAGTTCGTGTTGGAGGGTTAGAGGAGGGGGTAGAGCAGTTCCACCATGCTATGCGTCAGTTAGCACAAGTTGGAGTGACTGGAGCAATTTATTTATCTCCTGAATTTAGAAACACTGCTTATGAAAAACGCTTAAAAATTCAACAAATGTATATAGGTAGAATACGTGAAATAAATGACGAACTTGGTCATGGAGAAGATTACATATACTACAATAAGGCAGAATTATATATAAAAATCAGCAAATTAGCATATGAGTCAGTAGAGGAGCTTAATCTGATTGCTGAAAAAGATATTGGTGTTGAACGTAATAAACTTCTCCCTCACTTGTCAGTAAAAATGAATGAGATTACGAATGCTATTCGGGATTTTCAGAAGGATTTGCGGTAAGTAGTTTATTTCAAATTCGAGTGTATCTGATTAAAAAAGAGCAAGCGTCCTCATAGTAATGGCTCGGCAATGGCGAGCCTTTTTTCTTCAATGTGGTCGATATGTGGACACTTTTGGAATAAATCCTTTTATTTCAATTTATTAAATCCCAAAAAAAGCCCCGTCGGGGGCGACGGGGAAAAACTCATTGATTATGGAATGATCTGTTCTCTGGTCAGTTCGAGAACAAGGGTTAATCTACGGGGGAAAAGTGCAGGCAAGATGGAGAAAACGTGGAGATTCAGGCTAAAATCCCCGGGAATTGAAGAAAGGGAGAAAAGATGAAAAAGTTACTGGCTATTTTGCCCCTGGCGCTGGCCGGCTGCGCCCAGCCGCAGCCCACCGCGCCGACGAAAACCATCGGCATGGCCAATCCCGCGTCGGTCTACTGCCAGCAATCCGGCGGCACCCGGGTGCCGGTGCAAACGCCGCAGGGCGTCAGCACCCAGTGCAAGCTGCCCAGCGGCGAAACCCTCGATGAGTGGGCGCTATGGCGCCGGGACCATCCGGCTAAATCGTAA